GTCCTACGTTATGCGAACCAATCATGTTAACTGTGTTACGTACTAATGAAGTAAGTGCCTTAGGTTTACGACCCATATCACCCTTCATGTCACCTTTGTTAAACTGATCTACATCTGTAGGTGTAAGTAACATACCCAAACTATCAATAACAAACAACACTTTAGGACGATCCTCTTCGGGCATCGCTTTATAGTCTGTCATAAATGTAGAAACTGTTTTTGCTACATCGTCAATCATTGACATGTTAAGTTTAAGTAATTTTTCTTCGCTTGTATCAACTTCTAATGCATGTAACCAGCTTTCATCTAATGCATTCTCTGAATCAATTAATACAACAAAGATACCTTGATCTTGTGCCGCCTTTACAATGTTACCTGCACAGATATAACTTTTACCTGCACCTGATTCACCTGCAAAAACAGTTACCTTACCCATTGGCACACCTTTGTGAAAGTCGCCACTAATAAGATAATTGAGTGCATAGTTACCTGTAGAAATCCAATCAGTCGGATCATTGAATCCTGCACTCATGCCTGTAATGGATTTTGTTAGTTGTGTCCTAAACTTTGTAGGATCAAAAGTTTTCGCCATAATGCCTCCTTAAATAGCCTAGTGGGGGGTTAACCCCACTAGTATATATTTTTAGTTTTGTTGTCTTTGCCTTATCATGGAAAGAATGTCTTCAGCTTTTCCACTTGTACTTGGCGTTGCTTCTACCTTAGGCTCTTCTACCTTAGGAGCTTCTTCCTGCTTTGGGGAAGTATCCACCTTTGGAGCACTAGGTGCCGGAGCAGTATCCTTACTTGCATTAGGATCGCCTGTACGTGCTGACATGCCAGCTGGACGGAAGTACTGTCCGAACTTGTCTTGATCGTATGCTTCACCATCAACACTTGCTTCAAACATTTCTTTCATCACTTTGACTTCAACATCGCTTGGCTTTTTAGGAAGGAAATCATTTAAGTTAAACAGACCATTTGATTCAATGGCTTTCATTTCTGTATCACTTAAAGGACGTTCACGTCTTGCCCAACTTGAAGTTGAGTAATCTGCATAACCGCCTTTAGAAGTTTTTGTAAGACGGAAATCAACACCAGCAGTATAATCTGTTGGCAGTTCTTCCATATCAGGATCCATCAATGCGGACTTGATAATTTGGAAAATTTGTGGTCCAATAATGAACCTACGAATTGGATTTTCAGGTGTTGTATCTTCGCTTAATGCATTGTCAGTTACAAACCCTTGAAAGATATAAGATCTTTTCTTCCAATATTTACGACCCATGTCTTCAAGACTTGGATCCTTAAACCAACCACGAACTTCGTTAAGAATTTCACAGCTATCTCCATACATTTCCATACAAGGAACTTGTACCTGTACAGGTCGTGAATCAGTTTCACCTTTGATACCTGCAAACGGAAGTTTGATCATCAAACGTTCTTTCCAGAAAAATGTGTTGGATTCGTCTCCATCTGGTAAAAACCTAACTGTAGTAGTTTGGCCTTCTGTCATATTCCAGAATGGAAAAATTGCGTTGTCCCCGCCGGAGCTTTTTGAACCACCTGTGCGTGATTCTTGTTCTTTCAGTTTAGCTCTGATCTCTGCTAATGTTGCCATAATATGCCTCCTTAAATTTTTGCCTTATAGCTTTGTGCCTAAAAAACATGCACAACAATATACATTGTACATGATATTATTTATAATGTCAAGTAGTTTTTTGCTTTATTTGTGGATTTTGGCTATCTTACGCCAGCAAGTTGCTGAATTCTAGCCATTTCTCTATCGCGACCTGCTAAAAGTTCTTGTATGACTTGGCCTGCTTCGTCTACTGCCTCGTCACCATATTCTTTTTGCACAGATGTAAGAACTGCTGTCTCTCCTTTTGGAAAAGCGTTATGAGTGTAATCGTACATACTTTTCACAAACTCTTCTACAGGAATCTCGTTCTTTTGTTTCATCTCGTCGCCTGCACCTTTTGGACTCAAATCTATTGTATCAGCATCATCGTCACTAGCTTCTTTTTCATCTTTACCAAAAATTGAATCTACAACTTTGTATCCGCCATACAATATTGCCATTACAACTGCCGCCGGTAAAGCATACTGTTTGGCAATTCCAGCAATTTTATCCATTGTTGGTAAATTATCCAAAGTACCTGCCGCCATTGCTTTTAAATCATCTGCTGTCTGTATCACTTTATCGCCAGCCGCGGACACGTTTTGTCCTATCTGCGATACTAGTTCTTTTGCTTGTCCAGGTAATGCACCAACTGTTTTTACTGTATCCACTGCACCTTTGGCCAAATCCATTGTTGCTGTAGGATTAGCCGCCGCTACTGCACCAGCGCCTGTTTTAATTGGATTTCTTGCGGCCACTTTTGCTCCGCCGCCTACAAGTTTACCAATCATTTGTGCACCTTTTTTTGCCGCTGGTAACAATCTTGGACCAACTACTCTTGCACCTGCAACCAGTGCCGGTACTAAGAACTGAACGAACTCATTGAGCTGTTCTTCTGATAAACTTTCTTCATTAGTTTGGCTATCAGCTAACAGTTTCGCCGCTGTTGCTTTGTCCATTTTGGTAGGATGTTTTTTTCCTGAACCTGCAGGATATTCAAAGTCTTTTTCACCCTTTGCCGCCGCATTGGCCGCCGCCATCTTAAAGTCTTCAAATGCTCTTTCGTATTCTGTCATAGGAGCATCTTGATTAAAGTCTGCACCATTTACAATGGCATCTGCTTGTGGTTCAAAATCATATCTTTCTGGAGACATGTAATCCGGGTCCATGTAATCTTCGTCATTTACCTTGTCCCAAATATCAGCATAACCTCTTCCATATTTTTCAATGAATTCGTCTCTTGACATATCAGCCGCATCGTCTTCCATGTCCATGACCATGCCTTTTACCTTACCTTCAGTTTCAACACCTTCACCATGGGCATATTTGTTGTCTCTATTATTCCATTCTTCTTCAGCATCTTCTTGAGCTGAACGTAGTATTTCTTCAGCGTCTACACCACCATAGTTCATAATCATATCTGTATCATTTTCCACGTCATATCCTAATTTACTACTTGGATTATTACCGTATGCGTGTACTTCAATTGATTTTACATCTACTACTGGCTTGCCATTTACTATTTTGGCAGTATAATGGATGTCGGCTCCTTCTACTTCACCATCATCTCCTGATACTTCAAATCCTTCAATCTTACCTTTAAACTCTTCAGGATCAAATCCTTCGCCTATCAAATCTTCTGGACCAAGATCTTTTACCTTGTTTGCTTCACTTACTAATCTATAGATGTAAGGAAATACGTCTTTTAGATCTTCGTTAAATTGTTTAATAGTAAGTTCGTCAATCCAAGAATTAGTTACATCTTCTGGAACTTCTTCAAGCACGGTTTTGTCGAAGTTTTCGAATGCTTCTTGGTATTTTGCTTTTGACTGTAACGCATGTGCCGTTTTCTTAACGGCCTCTATTCTTTCATTAACAACCTCCATATAACCTGCAAGTCCTTCAGCCATTACATTTGAGCGATTCATGTATGTTTTGAATTTGCGTAGTTTAGAAAGTTCTTCTGAAAGTCCAACAATGTGTTTGCCAAAGTCGTCATAAGGATTACCACCTTCTGATACGTGCATTGCCATTGCTCTTGCACCATTCATGTGTCGTACTGGATATTTAAATCTTTCTCCTGCTTGACTTTCAATGTATATACCAGCAATGTCTCTAGTTCTACCTGCTGGTTGTTCTTGGTTGATAGGCTGGTTATGTTTTATTACCATCCTTGCTGAACCAATGTCTTGGAAACTGGTTCTGCTTGTTCCGTATAGTTTCGATTCGCTCATTTGCTTCTCCGTGCTTAGATATTGATAATCTCTTTTATCAAGGTTAGACTTCGTTATGTCTCTTGTGTCAAAATTTAACATTCTTTTCTTAGCAAACTGTCTTAATTCCTTCAAAAAATCAAACCAGTTGCTTTTGCTTGAACTATCCTCTGAATCAAATAGTTTTTGGCTAAACATCACTGTTAAATCTTTTTCATCAAGACTGATGCTAACTTTCTTTCCTTTTGCAAAATCAAATTCAAAAAATCTTCCTTCTTTTGGTGCATTTGTTATGGTTGCATCACCATCGCCAACAGTAATAGAGGGATATCTGCCCCTAATTTTGTTGAATAGTTCATTTGCAATAGAATCAAGGTTTTTCATACTAATATTTATCCTAAACCGCCTGTAACATAGATAGGCATAGGCGGTTGTATAGGATCATCTCCTTCTGCCTGTGTAAATGTATTATATATCCTAGGATCCCAGTCTTTTAACACATTCATCATACGCAAGGCCAGTAACGTTGCACTAATAAGATCGTCTGTTTGTCCTACTTTTGCCCTAAAACTAGTGCCTGTAGCAACAAAGTTCTTAAGTTCTGTTATTAATGCTTTGCTTCTTAACTTTAGTTGATCATTTTCTACCATTGTTTTTAGTCTACTACAAGCAGTTATTTTGGTACCATGAGTAGTGTTAAATCCTTTTCTGAACTTTCTAACATGTCCTTTCCTAATAGGTTCACTAATAAAAAGTCCTGGTATATTTTCTTCCCCAAAGTCGTTTATGACTATTAATGCCGCTTCACCTATTGCATTGTTTTCTACACTCCAATAGATGTTATTAACCTCACCGCATTGTTGTTGTATATAAGTTGTGATATCCTTCATTATTTTAATTTGTGCTGGAATAGGAGTTTCGTTGTGTCTCCATTCTGCAACTTGTTTGTATGCAGGAATCTCATAAACTTGTATAGCCGCATAATCTCCTCCAGTACCCATACTAGGATCTAATGCCACAACATAACTTTCTGTAGATTTCAATTTTGAATACCAACGTGTCTGACCCATGTTCATCTCAGGATCTTTACCTTCCATACTAGATAGTTTTATACTATTAATAAGTGTTTCGTCATAAACGAGAAACTCACAGCCATACTCACGTCTAAATCTTTCTTCACCTATTCTGCCTAGTTCTACTTCTTTCCATTTTTCATCTCTATCTGGATGTTCGTCCCATTTCGCTGTAAAACCATGAAAGCCATTTATACCTACTGTTTGTTCATTACCATTCACATCAAACTTGTTTTGACTTTCTTTCCATATTACTGCAAATGTATCTTCGTCTGAGTTGGGTGTGCTTGTTATAATTGCACGACCACCTGTTGCTAGTGTAGGAGATATAGAAGTCCAAAATTCATCAGCAATAGTAGGTTGCACAAATGCAAACTCATCACAGTAAAGTAGTGAAATAGACATACCTCTACCAGTATTGCCTGTTGTGGTTGCACTTACTATTCTGCTTCCGTTTTCAAACTCCATTGAACCTTTGTTATAGTTAGTAACACCTGCTCTGATAAAGTCAGGACAAAGTTCATAGCCATATCTTACTCTTTGCATTATCTCTTGAGCACCTGTATATTTGTGTGCGGCAATTAATATAGTTTGGTCAGGATGAAACATTGCGAACCATAAAAGGTAACCTGCGGCAGTAGTTGTTTTACCACTCTGTCTTGGTAACATGTTTATATTAAATCTATGATTATGGTAACTTTCCAACAACCTTTCTTGATAATCAAAAGGTTTGAACAACATTTTTCCTTCTACAGGATGTTGTATATTAAAAAATTTGTTGCAAAAATACAGATATCCTGTATCAGGATTTGCACAGGCTTTTAAGTCTGCGATCTGATCTTCTGTAAAACTTTCTCGTGTATTGGCTTTTTTTGTTAAAACGCCATCTAAACTCTTTACCATAGTGTCAGTATTTACTCAAAAAAATAGGCTCCGAAGAGCCTATTTGGGAGGAATGATTACTTGTATTCTTTATAAAGAGAAGATAGTTCTTCTTTAATCTTGTCTGCAAGTGCCATTGGATTATCTCCACCTGCCACTTTTGGATATGATTTTTTAGCTTTGTTTAAATCATTACTTGGAGGGTTTGTCATGTCAGTATATGGTGCATATCTTTCTTCTGGTGAATTTGCATAATCGCCATCTGCCTCGCCAGTTAGTTTATCACCAACCATACCACCTACAGCCGCGCCACCTACAGATGGAAGAGCTTTACCAATTGCTGTACCTATCTGTCCAGCAGTATCTCCCATACCACTCATAGCACCGCCAATAGCTGTACCTAATGTATCACCTACACCTTTTCCTAAAACTTGTCCTGCGGCACCACCTGCTAAACTTCCAGCTAAGGCTCCTAAAGCACCTGCTTTTAGATCCTGGTCACCTGCAACATCGTCTTTACCTGGAATATCTGGATTGTCTTCTGCATCACTTGTTAGCTTACTACCTAGGTAACCACCAATGGCTGAGCCTATTGGGCCTGCCGCCATTCCGCCTAGT